GGCTGCGCCTACTCTTTCGTTACCGAAGAAAGATCCTGCGGAGAAAACCAAATCGGCAGCGTCACATACAAACGCGAGCAAAACTGCCAAACGCCGTACTCGGAAGCAATCGACAGTGGGTGGTTTGAAATCCAAAGGTCATGCCAGCCAGCGCCAGCAACCTGCCAAATCACAACGGAACAAAGGCAAATAGCATGTCAAGCTGGGTACGAGGGATCTATAACGCAGCAGCGAACTTCAACTTGTCAAACGCCTTACGCGCAGCCAGTGGACGGACAATGGATCGAAACGCAAGTAAGCTGCGAAATGTCGGTGACGAACCCAACAAATGTGGCAAGTCCAGTAAGTCCCGTAAGTCCAGTCAATCCAATGATGGCCACACCTGCCCCTGTCATTGTGCAAGAACCTGTAATTGTATCAGTGGAGAGTGCGCCGATAATGACGGAATCGACACCTGTTCAAACACAATCGGCAGCAGCATCGCCAGCAGCGGAAACAAAAACCGAAACGAAGTCGGAAACGAAATCGGAAAGCAAGCAGGAATCAAAGCAAGAAACGAAAGCGGAAGCACCTGCAACTGCGAAGGCTGCCGAGAGTACATCGAGTACGCCAGCGCAGCAGCCATCCGTTCCGAAGGGCAAGGAGCTGGTAGCAGGATTCGGTTTAGTGCTGAGCCTAGAAATTTTAAACAACCCAATCCAGTTTCAACAGATTCAATTGAATACATTACTGGAATACACACAGGAGTTATCGTATGAATTTAGAGGACACCAAGACTTCCTTCTCGAACTTATCGGCTACGGCAACAGCGATAATTTTTTCAATATTAGCAGCCAGCGGTGGGGCGATCTACGGCGGCATAACGATTTACAACCGTGTTATAGCTGCGACTGAAGCTATTGAAGAATACAAGCCTTACGATGATAACGAGTTAAAACGTGCAATGCTTGAGAAAAATGCTGCGCTTGAACAGGAAAACGCACGACTAAGAGTTGAAGTATCTGCTGCCCAAAGCGCATTGGTACAAACATCAAGCCAGTTGGCGCGAGTGCAAGAGAAAGCTTCCGAAGCTGCCGTTGCTGCAACTGAAGCTAAGACTGTGGCGCAAGGTACGGCACGCGAAGCGCAAGCAATGCTTGGCAGTATTCGTGAAGAAATGAAGTCAACACGCGAGGGCCTTGAATCTAAGATGAAGGCGCTGCAACGAGCAACTACAAATCCATTGGGGAACTAATATGTTATCTATTCTTTCAGGTTTACTAGGCATTGGATCATCAGCATTACCTAGCATTTTACAATTCTTTCAGCAGCGCGGCGATCAAAAGCATGAGATCAAGATGGCGCAAATGCAAAGTGAGCGTGAGCTTGCTATGGCTACGGCTGGATTAAAATCACAAGAGAAGATTGCTGAGATTGAATATGAATCAACACTAGCGCAAACCTATACGCAAGAGCGTGAAGCTTTGTACGCGCATGATATGAAGATGATGGATAAAGCGTCACAGGCAACTGTAGATCTTAATGCTCGCGTGCGCCCTTACATTGCGTTTACTTTTGTTGGCTTACTGGTATTGGTTGATCTTATTGGTTTAGGTTGGGCAATATGGGCTGGTGTTGATTTTACTGTTGCTATGGATAATTGTTTTAGCGATGATGAGATGGCTATTGTGTCATCAATCATTGGCTTTTACTTTGGTTCACGCCAATGGGAAAAACATCGTGAAGGTAAATAAAGAATTTATTGACTGCATCAAGCACCATGAAGGCGTAAGATACAAACCATATCGGTGCAGTGCAGCGCTGTGGACGATAGGTGTTGGTCATGTGTTATACCCTGATCAGGCCAAACTGCCTTCAACGCCTGAAGGTATGGCTGCGCGTAAAGCATATCAGTTAAAACCGCAAGACGATAGAACATGGAGCAAAGAAGAAGTTGACGCAATACTGGCTAAAGATGTCGAGCGATTTGAGCGTGGGGTTGAACGACTACTACCTATCAAACTTTCACAAAATGAATTTAATGCTTTGGTTTCTTGGAGCTTTAATGCTGGTTTGGGCGCACTTCAGAAATCAACAGTCCGTCAAGCGCTTTTGCGCGGCGATAAGATCACGGCTATGTCGGTTTTTCTCGACTACTGCAAAGCAGGTGGGCAAGTAGTAAGAGGCCTTGAAACTCGCCGCAAAGATGAGTGTACGTTATTTTTCAGGGGATCTGAAATGCCTGAGATCATCCGTAAAAAGATTGCAGCACCATCAAGAGCGCCAGCAAAAAAGAAAAGGTAGTTAGTACGTTTCCATTTTAGTAAATATTGTTGGATCGTACACGCGCTTTTCTCCGTGATAATAAGCAACGTGAACATAATGATCCATGTAAGTCCAGCAGCCTTCTACTGTAACGCCATCAACTCCCCTAGCATAAGCAACGCGAAGTGATTTGTACTTAGGGCAAGGCCTATCCGTTAAAACTATTTCTCCGCCAGCTTCATTCTTGGCAGCCCATGTTTCGGCAGCAGCGTTAAGTGATGCAGCCATTAGCATAAATGCAATAAGTGTTTTCATGTTATCCCCTATTTATAAACATCCAAGATCAAGAACCATGTATCGCTTTGATTTAAATATTCCCTACGTTTAAACATAGAGAACCCACGATTCCTAACATATTCACCAATCTTGTATTCTCTTGATCCAACAAGGCAGGTATCATTTTCAATTCTGTATCTGCAAATTACCACTGGCTTTTCGCCATCAATTACACCTGTTGGCTGCGATTGTTTATGCTGCATTGTCATTAGCATTACAGCGCCAGCAGCAGCATGAGCGTTGCAACTTATCAGCATGAGTAAAATAAATTTTTTCATTAGAATCCTTTATGAACTAAAACGTTTCCCTTAATTGTTAGCAGCCCACTCTTTATGTGGCGCTTTGTGCTGCCGTCATCCAGCTGCTCAATACGCTCTTTAACTTCAGCTTCAGGCGATCTGTTTCTTATTTTGCTTAGGTACTCAGGATCTTTCTTTATCCCCATGTAGTTTGCTTTTAAACTGATCGTTGAATTTCTCCTGCCAAACATCTTCTCTAACTCATGTGGAGTGGCTTTTGCGTAAACTGATCTAAGCAATTCCATTTCTTCTTCATTCCACTTGCTGTTCTTATAAGCCATACAAACTCCAAAAAATAAGGTGGGTACTCGCTGCATTTAGCACCCTTACAAGCTCATTACTTCCTGCAAGGTTTCTTACGCTAACATCCGCTTTCCCCATGCTACTCGCTGCACTGATCTCATAACTCAGCATTAGCTTTCGCAAAACTGGTGGGGCGTGGTAGCGCTTAGGGTATGAGTGCTAAATTCGCCCCACTAAGAAAATCTACCTTGCCCCATAACTGGTGGGTTACTCACGCTAACAATAAAATAATCACAAGATATTGCAGTCTTAGGTACAAGGATAGACCTAAACTAACGCGCTTTCGCCCATAACTGGCGCTGCTACAGGATGCACCCAAACTCCAGTGTTATTCCCCTGCTTGCAGCATAACTTTAATCCTGCCCCATCAATAGGGCAATCTGTTTTGTTTTTGCTGCGCTTGCTATCTCATCACGCGGTAGCGATCTGAATAATCTGCGCTGCTCTAATACTACTGCTCTTGCGTCTTGCAGCTGCTTAACTGTAATAGGTGAATTGTAGTTAAGCTGGTTGCACAATCTAACCAATGGCGATACATCATGGTTAAGTTGAAACTTTTGATCAAACATTTTCCATGCGCTGATCCATCCGTTTAAAGCTGGCACCACTTCATACCATTCACCATCTTTGTATTGCATAACTGGATTGCCATTGATATGTTCAATCTCGCCAAGCTCAATCTTATCTAGCAGCCTTTCAATATCAGTGAACACATCGTACTCATCCAATATCTTTGGCAGCGCAACGCGCTTTGGCTCAGGATAATATTTTTGCCTTGCAGCAATACGTCTTAGTTGGCGGTTCATTGCTGACTTTCTTGAATCATTACATCAGCCCATTCGTAACATTCCCTGCATATATCACGCATAGTAAGATTTTTAACATTTATATCATGTCTAACATCATCCTGATTTAAAAATGCAGATAAAGCTTGCCCTGCAATATAATCTCTAAATGCAACACTGGATCTGTTATTTTTACTTTTTGTTATTATTGATTCGGCTAAATTTAATTTATCAATAACAATCTTAACAATTTCTTCATCCCAATACGTTCCAGTTTTTGTTTCAAATGCAGGAATAAAACCCATTGATTTTAATTTATCAACTGACACAATTTCTTTGCATCCAATTTTTCTAATTGCAAAATTTACATCGCCAGTAGATAAAATATTTTTTTCGTTTTTAATCATTTTATACTCCTATATGAACTTGGTTATCGGCAGCGTAATCTTTACGCTTGCGATAGTTTTCAGTAAACACATCTCTAAACTTAATGTTTGGCCCATCAATGCGGATTGTTTCGCCCCTGAAAGTCCATGCGTGCAATGGCATTGCCGTTCTTCCTTCAACAAAGTCACGGCCAATTGCAGTCATAAGCCATCTGCCAGTACCATAACCTTCTACTGTTAATTCTTTTGCAACCAACCCCCAGTAGCGCAGCTTTTGAAAGTTAGTCCACTGATTGCGTGAGATCACTAGATCAGTAAGCGGCACAGGATCGTCATTAAGTGACAGCTGATACAGTGCTGAAACCAATCCCTTATTCAGAAGGTGCTTGTACTCAACAATCTTTGCACCACAACACTCACAATGCTTAATGCTTTTCATAGCAATCTCCTAAAGCGTCATTAGTTTTGCAATTGTTTCGTCAACTTCAGCCAAGAATTTAATTACTTCTTGAGCAACTGTTACTGAATACTCAGCTTCAGGTACAAAACGCACTACAAACAACTGTAAGTGAGCTGGCATTTCAGGGCAGTAAGATACAAAGTCAACCCATTGGCGCTCAGCGCATAGCATTTGCCAAGTCATTTGTGGTTTGTATTTACTTGGCGGCTCTTTACCTAGTAAGTATTCAATATGGTTGGCTGGCGTTGGGCATTTGATCTCAATAGATCCATCAGATCCAACCAATCCATCAGGGCTTGCGCCACTCATTTGAATTGCTGGATGATCAATGAATCCAACCTGTTCAACGATAGATCCTGTTTGCAGCTCGTAAGCTTCGCGTGCGTATGGCTCAAGCGCTATGCCACGCTCCATGTGTGAGTTGCTAAATGTTTCTTCTATCTTGCCAGTCAATCGTTCGCAAACCAACTGCGTGCGGTAGTTTCTACGCGCAGCTGATTCACCTGATTTGATTGTTGCTAGTACATCAGCTATGCGGCTGGCTGTTACCTTTCCAGCTCTAGCTGCAAACCATTCTTCTGTGCCTTGTACAATGTTATTCATTTTCTACGCTCTCCATTGCTGCAACAAAAGGATCTACTTCTTCGCTCAATACTTTTGCTTCAGCGTAATTTGGTTCTTGTGGTGCTGACTTATCAGCTGCCACTTCACGATCACGCGCAGCTGCCATAGTTTTTAAACGCTCATGTTCGGCAGCTCCAACCAACACTCGATCTTCTTTAGATAAGCTAAGCCATTCTTCACCATAAGAAGTAAGGCCTTTTAAGCTTGCAGTTTGCTCAAGCTCCAAGATAAGAATCTCACGCTTCTGTTCAGCTTCAGGATCAATAACTCTTACTTCACGCGCTGCTTCAGCATTTTGCAAACTATTGTTTACGCGGCCACCTGATTTTTGTGGAGTTACATCAATCTCGGCAATGTGTTCGGCTTCATCTTGATCAAAGATCCCAGTGTAACCAAACGCCAAACGAGCGCATTGCACTAAAGCTTTGTGTTC